ATAAAACGCCGGACATACCATCACCGACTGAACCGGCTGAACCACCTTGCTCATTTGAGTCACCATCAACGATGTCGGTAATCTCAACCTCACCACCCTGACCCTGACCATCGCCCTCACCATCACCTTGTTGTGACGATTTGTTGAAGGGTTTGTTATCCAATTGGTCAAAGATGACATGAACAACATCAATCGCCAAGTCCATCGTTTGGATGGTATCCTTCAAGCGACTAATGTTCTTAACATCAATCATCTGATAGATACGGCGGAGTGCCTTCAACTTATTGAGATTGGTCTTCTCATTAGTGAAGTTGACAATACGGAAGATATAACTATCCATAGTCTCATCCGTATATTCGTCCGACTCAATACCCTTTGTGACATCCTTCGCGTTGAAGTAGTGGTCATAGAGTTTCTTATAGTACTCACGATAACCGGGCGCGTTACGATAGATGTAGTGGTCAATCCGGCGGTCCTCAATCCAATTCGTAATGGAGTGAACAACCTCAATGAGTGTTTCGATATCACAGAGGTCACGAGAATAGAGACCCTCATCTTTGACCGGGCTGAAGATACGAGCAAGGATGGGAACATATTTCACCTTGTCCTTATCGTTCTTAAAAATGCTCAGGGCCATATCATAACTCCTAGCATAGTCAATTACATTTGAGTTCGACCGAAGGTGAAGTTTCATCTCATTGATAACCTTCAACAGACCGAAGTCGGAAAGAACAATGTGTGAACCCTCATGCAGTGCCAATCCAACACCCACGTCAAAGTTGTCGTTAATGTCAGCGGAAAGGATGACGTGTTGACCATCCGTAGAACTCATACTCCGTTCCATATAGGTAACGGGGATGTTCTTACCCGTAACGATGTTAACGAAGTTAGCAATAGCACGGCGAGTAGAGTTGAGTTTGTATAAGTCCTGTGACCTCTCAAACCTCTTAACCTCTTTCTCATCAACTCCATCCCAACCTTTGTAGAACGAACCATAGTCGAAGTCGGACGAGTAGTCATCGTACCAATAGGATGATGCCGATGTCTTCTTCTCTTTCTTCTTGTCGGTCTTCCACCACTTGGTGGCCCAACTCTTGTTAATCCAATTACTCATATCTTCTTATGTTTAATGTCATAATCTCTCTGAACCTCTTCCCATGTCTTGTGATAGGGAACATCACCACGAAACCACCGATACCATATGGCGGTTGCCGTAACCAATCCAAGGAATATCATTAGTTCATTGTGAGTTCAACCATACCACCACTCGGTAAGTGGATAATCTCAACCGGCGCTATCTTACATACTGCGCGGGTGAATAGTCTACCACTACCACTAACCTCTTCGGTTACCTTCCACATCTGTTCGACATGATTACGAATCATATCCTCAAGACCTTCCATCATATCATCACTCATAGAATGTGTGTTAAAACCTTTACTATTAAAAGAACCGAAACCAAAATCAGTAGTCGTTTTGAAGATACCATACTCTTATTTATCTCCAAATATAAAACCATCTTTCTCTACCAACTTCTCTTTCAACTCCACCAACCTACGGCTCATATACAACATCTCGGTTTCGGTAGCAATACCTTTCATCTTCTCACACCACATATTGATTGCCCAATACTCTAACTGATACTGCTTAACTTTACTTATCTTTTTCATAACTCTTACTTAAACGATTTAACTTTCTCAATCCATTCCGCAACCTCATCGGTGGTACAATAACCTTTGACGATATCGTTTCCGAAGTTGTAATCACCCTCTTTGTTCCAAATGGCAATCTCCGCATTGGGAGAGGTTACTTGTTCCTTACCTTTGAAGAAAAAGTAACCATCGGGGTGATGGCCGTTGTCACAATAGTTTCCGCAACCGAACTGAACTGATATCGTCCATCCGTTGTTGAAGGTCATTAAGAAACCGGGTCGTGAGTCTGTGTAAATAAATGTAGACATATAAAATATTGATGTGATAAAACTTTTTTAACTGGTGTGGTGGTGACTATCACCCACCAAACTTTTCATCGGCAAATCTTACCATATAGGCTTGATATGCCGGATGTGACTCCGGATAGTGTGCTGCGTCATAGGCAGACACCTTTACGATGTTACCCTTCTTATCCTTATAGGTAAGTTCAGGGTTTCCTTTCAAACCGGTGAATGAATTAATCTGTTCGTTTGTGTTCGTAAATGTAGTCATACTATGTTGTTAAGTGTTTCAAATAAAAAGGGGTCGGTAACCACCGAACCCCTCTGTTGTCTTTCCAACTGTCAAAGTATTGTTGTTACGAGTGTACTTTAACCTCGTGTTCACCTTTTTATAAACATATCCGTTGTGAACAATGACGTTGATATGTTTTAGTAATCAGGACAGGACTCGAACCTGTACGAACTTATGTGGCACGGTCACTTGCAGTTCTCTCTCTTGCCGTACGATAGCGCCTCCCAATTCCGCCACCTGACTATCAGCCGTCTTTCCGAGCTGTCAATACGGATATTTTGTACGTAATTCAGGACTCTCGTATTGCTTCCTTATCGTAGTCAGGACAGGACTCGAACCTGCACACCTTTCGGCACTAGATCCTTAATCTAGGGCGTCTACCAATTCCACCACCTGACTATATCTGTCCCTCCGCCGTATGTCATCCACCTTGTGAACTTCACCTTTGGTTATCGTTGGGGGATTCCAACGGACTCCATCGTCAGGTTATGTCTGCCCATCCTCCGTATGTTTCCCTCCTAGAGAGATTCACCTTCGGTTATCGTTAGTGGGTTCTAACGGGCCATACGCCAGAATATCTTACTTACCCTTCACATAGGTATCAAAGGTCTGACGGAATATCATCGCTGCCTTACGGCTAACGAAGTATTTCTTCACACCGAAGTTGTTAGTAACCTTCCACATAGAAACTCTATGGTTACCTTCCTCTTTCAACCTCATAACACGCTGAACCTTACTCATAACCCATTTGACCTTTTTGGTCGGTTTCGGTTCAATCGGTTTCACCGACATAACCTCTGTGATGGTAGGTTGACCTTTCAAACCATACATAGAACGAAGTGACCTACGGAACACACCGACAGATTGACGATGTGATTTAGTAGGGGCTACGATACGATGGGTTTTAGATTTACTCTCAACCACCACCATAACCCTACTGGCACGCTTCTCACCCGACATCTTACGGGTATCTGGCAGACCTTTAGTGCTGTACTGAGCAGCGGCTTCGAGGTTGACACTTTTCATGTTGGGGCGGAACTCATAAACTGGTTTCATAACTATCTGGTTTTCAATAACTTATCTAACTCTCTGACTATCAACCGGTTACATGGAGGGATATACCTACTCCTGACCGACACCCTATTAAACGATGATCCCACCCCAAAGGTTACACAGGACCCGAAATTATTCCCTCTGATAATCAACCGGTTGTGCAACTCGTTGATAATCACCACGAAAGAATTCGTTTTCCTCGTAACGTGTTGAGTATCAACCGGTTACGCGGTTCGGTGATAAAACGATGATAAAACATTATGTTAACCAGAGGGTCTAACCCGTTGAGCCTCAACCGGTTGCATTGTTATATAACTTTCGGGCTAACCCGTTGATTATGAATCACTTAACTCGGAGCGTCATTTCGTTGTGGAATTTTCAACGAAACACCTATTTTGTTATGGAATTTTCAATCGGACACGGAGCCGTATTGAAAACCTTATCATCACGCGTGAACGACTTATCATTCGTTAAGGCCCGATTTCCGGCTTAATGAGGGATAACTCCGTCATCGGCGCCGTATAGTATAGTATATGAAACTAACGGAGTGAGCCCGATGTGAGCAAGCCCGTTTTCGCTTAGTAGTGAGAATGGCTTGTGATGTGTGTATTTGCCCGGCTTCCCAACACCTTTAGACAGGCTATTATCACCTTATCTCTTTTATATTCGGCGTAACCTTATCAACAGGTCGTTAACAGGGAAGGTTTGGTTGACAGAGTATTGTTCGGTTTGGGGATGCGGAAGGCCGGGCGGTGGCACGCAATCGTAGGCTTTTTATCGTCTTTTTGGGGTGAATACGGGCTTATAGATTCTATCTCTATCCCTATCTGTTATGTTACCTTATGTATATACTATATCTGGTTATACTATACTTGTACTGATACTATTACTAGCATTATTATTTTTATTAGATGTGTCCGACACGAAGGTTTTAGGTCGGGGTCTCTACCTTGTGATGCTTAACCTTCAACTTCCCATCTCCATCCATTACTATGTAGGTGTAGGATTCAACCCAGTCTCCGGTGTTCATGTATCGGATGCCTCCTACGGGTTTGTCTTCGGCTTTATGTATGTGACCGCATATGACAGTATGACACCGGTGATGTTCTGCTTGCCATGCTACCTGCTTTTCAAAGTCGGTTATGAATTTAACTGCTTGCTTTACCTTATCCTTTAACCAACGGGATAGGGAGCGTTTGTATCCTATTCGTTTTAGTCCACGGTCTATCCATATTGCTACTTCATATCCGTAACTTCCCAATACACCTAACCAATTCAGCTTTACTATACCATCATATAAGTCCCCATGCGTTAGGAATATGCCCTCATACTGGTATTCATTCTGGACTTCTATGTTTCCGAATTGTGCTTCAGTATAGTTCCGCATAAACTCATCGTGGTTACCGGGTATATAAACTATATGTGTCCCATTTTTTGAATAGGACAATATCTTTCGGATAACATTAGTATGTGATTGCGGCCAATGGAAACGGCGTTTGAGTACCCACCCATCTATTATATCGCCAACAAGGAATAGATGTTCCGGTTCATATTGCTTCAGTACTTCCAACACTCCTTCTGCATTTGAACCTTGTGAACCTAAATGGATATCAGATAGGAACAATGCTTTTATCTTTTTGGTCTTCATAGTATGCTGTTATACATACATAAGTATTAGCGTCCGATATTACCTACCGGCTATTAAGGTCTCCCTATTCAGTAGTTCAATATCATTGTCCACCATTCGTTTGACCCATTGTGAGAAATCAGTGCGGGCTTCCCATCCGAGTTGTTCCTTTGCTTTGGTTGCGTCACCTCTTAGTGTATCCACTTCTGCGGGTCTCATATACCTTTCATCGGTTACTACATATCTTTCCCAGTCCGTTATACCACAAACCGAGAATGCTTCCGTTAGAAATTCTCTAATGCTACGGGCTACTCCGGTTGCTAATACATAATCATCCGGTGTTTCCTTTTGTAACATTAACCACATACCCTCAACATAGTCCGGCGCATATCCCCAATCTCGTTTTGCTTCCAAGTTACCTAATGAAATCGTGTCCGCCAATCCCAAATGAATACGGGCTACACCATCCGATATCTTCCTCGTTACAAATTCATGTCCACGGCGTTCCGACTCGTGATTGAATAGGATACCACTAACCGCAAACATCCCGTAGCTCTCCCTATAATTTTTAGTCATCCAATGTGCATATAGTTTGGCAACACCATAAGGTGAACGGGGATAAAATGGTGTAGTCTCCTTTGCAGGGTTCTCTACCATACGACCAAACATTTCCGAACTGCTAGCCTGGTAGAAACGAATCTCCTTATTGTATTCCCTAATTGCTTCCAACATTCTCAATGCGCCTACTCCGGTGACATCAGTAGTCAGTTCGGGTGTTTGCCAACTCTTACCTACAAACGATTGAGCACCCAAGTTATAAACTTCATTCGGATTAGTTTCCTTTAATGCACGAAACAAACTATTCTGGTCCGTTAAGTCTGCATCTATGTATGTAATCTTTCCTTCTAAGTGCGATGTGTTCTGCCTGTTTTTAGATGAACTTCTTCTTTCAAGTCCAAATACTTCATAGTCCTTTGTAAGTAGAAAGTCTGCGAGATGACTTCCATCCATTCCGTTTATGCCTGTTATTAGTGCTTTCTTTTTCATAATTTGTTTTCTTTAAAATACTCCCTGCCATTGACAACCATTATCGTCCAACCAGTTTATTAGGTTATGAGTGAATAGCCTTACTGATTCCATTTCTTCTAATTTGAAATAGGTATCAATTAATAATGGTATATTACCATCTGCTACTACTGCCGCCGGATAGCCCATTCCTTTCTTTTCGGTTCTATTTATATTTACAGTTACTATTCTACTATTTGGTGCGTCTAATATAAAAACATAATGCCTATCATTTTCTTCAGCTTTTGTTATCAACCAGTCACGGTATTGTTGTCCGGCTATTGTATTAAGATTCTCTATCGTTAACATATCGGGTCTAATTGTTTTATTTCTTCTGTAACCGTGTCCACCGACTTTGGATATGCCAATGGCGGGTACTTCATTCCTTTCGTTATCCGTTTCCGTTCCCTCCGGTCTTCGGTTAGTATATACACATACCTATGCTTTCGGGGTTCCCTCTTAATCCATACGGGTGTCGCAATCATTTCCCTAATCTTGTCGGGATTGTTTGTACCATAATAAGGAAAGATTGTCCGACCATGCTGCCACTCACCATCGGGACTAAAACGAAATAACCAACTATCATTTGGCCGTATACTATTCCCCTGATATATCCAATTAGTAGCCTGATAGATTGTACCTTTATGTCCAGCCTTTGGGTCTGAATAAGATATGAGCGCTTTAATATGCGGTGCGTTTCGTCTTAACCATTTAAAAGTCTGGCTCACAAACCAACTTTCCGTATTAGTCCCATATCCATCAAATACAAATAACCTTGTCAGCTCAAGTACTTCAGTGCGGTCTAATACCGCTGATACCGATGCACCGGAATGCCGACCAATCGGGTCACCATAACAGGCAACACCGATTAGCCGTTCGTTTATATTACCAAAGAATTGATGCTCACTATCTTCTCGTATGAACAGACCTATTGCATAAGATACTTTTGTCCATAGATGACTATAATGATTTTTAACTATAACACGCTTAGCCGTGTCCTTTGTTATCTCACGGATGAATAGTCGGTCAGTCTGGCAATATGTCTGGTCTGGACTCTTCATAACTTTTACACCACATATCAGATTTGTTACCAAGTCTGGTCGTCATCATAAGCATCAATAGGTTTGGGTTCTTCCGGCTCAACAAGTATTCGGCACTTTATACCATCCTCACTGGCAAATTCATATTCCAACATGCCCTCTTCGTTTTCAAATGAGGTAACGAATGTGAATACACGGAACCCGTCAGTATCTGGATTTACAACTTTGAATTGTTGCCTATTATTGGGGAATGGAAATTTATAGTAACCAAGCGTATCCCACAATGTGCTACTAATTCCATATAGCGTATTGTCTTCTTTGACCCAATTGAATGAGTGAATGGTGTATTCTGGTAAATGTTTCATAACTCTATATCGTATTTATGTTTAATTTCTCCCTTTGTTAATATCTGAGTATTGCCAATCATAAGTTCGTATGCGTCTTCCCAAGTAACAATATACTTGTCCTCAAAGCCGGTTTTGATTATATGAATGACTTCCGGTTCAGTTCCTAGTTGAAAGGTTCGTGTAGAATGTGCTTTAATTTCTTTCCACACTAAAGGCACATTATCACCTGTTGATTCTTTTAATTCAAAATCTTCCATAATTGTTTATCCGATTATCCATTTTAATAATTCACTTATAAGTATGACTCCAATAATGCTACCGAGAGCTATTGCGGTTCTCATCTTACCACTAATCTCTTCGTTATGATTTTCCATATTCAATAGTATGCTATTCGTGCTCTCCATTTAATTATTTGATTAGCAAATCTCCAATGCTTTCGTTTGATTGTCCAGTTCAATATGAGTCCAAGAACTTTATGAATTGACCTTACTAATTTTCTGATAGGTTTTCTCATTCGGTTTACAAATCGGTTTTATTTTTTGTTTGACCTTCTTAATTCTAACTATGTCCTTTTTGAATTTCCATTTGCGTTTTGAAATCCTGTACTGCATTATAATAATAAAAACTGACAAAGCAAAGAGTATCCACAACTTTTGTAATGCTGTGAATACTAATAGAAATATGTGCCCACCAATGAATGCCATATGCTGACGCGGGTGATTGTTTGAATTGAGCCAGTATCCTATGAACACACAAACCGACCCTAATATCTGTAACGTGGTTAGTAGTGTCATTACATTACCTTTTTATATATTCCTTTCTTTTGCTGTTCACGGACAGTTGCTTTTGCCATCCTCTTTCTGTTCTTTGCTTTTCTTTCTCTTTTTGTCATAGTGTTATGGTTTTATCCATATCTATAACATTTTAAGATTTTTCTTCTTCGGATTCTTCTATAAATTTTTTATAAAGTTCTTCTTGCTCTTCTACAATTTCATCAAAGACTTCTTCCAAATACTCCCACTCATCTCCTTCTGAGTTTTCAGCAGATGATAGTTCAATAAACTTATCTCTCTGATATTCTTCCAACATTTCCGTGTTTGACCATTCCTTTGATACGAAACTTATTCCAGCGAAATTCATTGCCTCATCCACTATCCGATTTTGAATCTTTGTATTCGGGTCAATTTCGTAAAGTCTTTTCGCGAGTTCAGAAATCCAACCATCAACCGAGTCCCATGCCGATGTGATATTCATAAATACATATTCATCTGCCATATAGTCTGCTTCACCATAAAACCATTTTGCTCCGCAATTCTCAGATACCCACCACCTATCATATTCCGCCGGGTGTTCTCTGAAAACTGCAGCAATCAGTTGTTCAGTTTCTTTCTCACCTTCACCGATTGCGTTTTTAATCCAGGCCACTCCATCCGGATTTGTCCATATCCTAATCCAATTTGTTACATGATTTGCCATAACTTATTTATTAATAGTATTCAACTTTTACTCCTGCTTCTTCAAACATTTGTCTGCTTCGCCTTTCATGCTCTTCCCATTTCTCACCCTTTGCTCCATCGCCCGGCGAACAAACGATTCGGACTATTCCGCTATTGATAATGTTGCGTGCACAATCGGCGCAAGGTATTCCACAAGTCATATACATTGTGCAACCTTTAGTGGATACACCGATTAGTGCCGCATTAATTATTGCGTTGGTTTCTGCATGTGAGAACCAGTAATACTTTTCAGGCCGTTCTTGCCGTTCTGGTCTATTGTCATCTATACCACGTGGAAATGAATTGTAACCTGTAGAAACGATTTCATTATTCTGACCAACAACTACACAACCTATCTGTGTCCGTTTGTCTTTTGATTTGTTTTTAATCTGTTGGGCGATGTGCCAAAAGTATTCTTTCCAACTCAACTCAGTAGCCATTTGTTTAATAATTTAATCATTGTTTCATCGTTATAGCTTAATTCAGTTGCTCTTTGAACTGCGGATAATTCTTTTTCTTTTCTGAAAGCGTCATCATCAAATATCTTATCAAGCAAATTAAATAATTCCTTCTGATTGTTAAAAAATAATCCATCAGGTTCTATTTCTCTGAAGCAATCGGAATTATGAAATAGCATCGGCGTACCATTCATCATACAATCGGTAGCAGATACACTCCATCCATAATTTGTTTGTAGAGGTTGAATGCCAACTTTACATAGCTGTAGCTTTTCATAGTATGCCTGTTTTGATGCTTCCTTTGTAGTATCAAACCACGGTAACTTTTTATCTTTGGCCTGATATTGTGGGACCCATACTTTAATATCTGGTCTGCGTTTTTTATAAGCATCCATATAGTCCACAAACTTATTATAGTTTTTATAACCGGCGGTTCTATGATTGAATACAATAATGTTTTCCTTTTGCTCTTTCGGTTTATCTATGATTTTAGATTTATCTACACCAAGATTCCATACCTTTATTTTCTCATCAATCTTTTGAATAGTGGTATCATTGAAATGCAATCTTGCCTCATTAAGCACTTTATTCTTTTGGTCTTGCGTATTCACGAAGCAAACTTCCATTTGAAGCACTCCAAGTATTTCGTTTGGAAACCATAGCTCCTTTGCTTTGCCAGGTCTATTATCAACACCATTACAATGAGACATTTCCCACCAATGGCAATAACCAATTATTTTTGTATCGGATGTTTTCTTATATCTTCCGACTATATTCCAATCGGGTAGATGTGAATAGATAATGTCATATTGAGTATCCTTTAATATACGAATGATTTCTTGCGGGGGAAAGCATCTTTGATTCATCATATCACCTGGTATCGGAATTTGAATTTGCTTAACATTATCAAGCGAATTTAACTTGGCGCTAGGTGAACCATTTGGAACCAGTACATACCAATAATAATCATTATACTGTTTAAGTGCTTTAACGTGATTGAAAAGGACATCTATGAAAGAGTCCTTTTCAATGTTGGAAGAATTAGTAATGTTAGGTATTACTAATACTTTCCTAGCAGAATGATAGTCTATTGATGTTTCCCAAAAATTCATTAGCTTAATGTATTTGTGATAGTTGTTGGCATTTCAATTATCTGAAATTCATATTTTAACGGATGTAAATAATACTTTAGTTTACGAATAGCATCTGGTTGATAATCCGATTTCCACTTATCCTCTGCTTCCGGTCCATTATGGTGGACTAATATTACTAATTTAGTTTTACCCTGCTCTCTAATTTTTGTTTTAGGATTTTCCAAAGTATTATCAAATATATGATTAAAGATATGATCCCATCTAAACATAGCAGAGGATACGGCTATACACATAGTGTCTTTATCTCTATAAGATTCAACTTTATTTGTCAAAGTTTTTTTACCTGAACCAGACGAATAATCAATCCATAACTGATTAGCTTTTTGTAGGTTAGCCAAATCAATTTCTTTTTTACTTTGAATAAGAATTGCTTTTATCTGCTTGTTTGTAAAACGCATCTCCTTTAGAAATTCTTTATTTGAAGAATCATCAACCGGTACGCCATTACTGTATTGTTTGAGAACATATTTTACCATATCTTCTTTACTCGCTCTTTTCTTAACAACCTCGGATGGTTTATTTAGTAAGTTACTAACCGCAATAAGTTCTTCATTAGTAAACTCACCATGAATATCAAGCGGTATTCTAGCAACCGGAACATCCCTTCCGTGTTTTGATTTAACAATAGCAGCTATTGTATGATTACCGTCACCTACTATATCAGAACCTTCTTGCCTTTTTTCATAAATGACAACGGGATTACACTTATCAGTATTACCACCAGCATCATCTATCCTTTCAGAAATATCTTTCACATGCTCATGGTCTTCTTGAAATCTAACTTGTAATGTTTTAAGTTTACTTATTACATCAATAGGCTCTTTAGTATCAGTATTATAAGTACCTTTAGTTATTTCTGAAGCTAGCTCTTTTACTCTATCCAAGTCAATTGGTCTGTACTTGGGTGAACCATTTGTTTTATTAAAGTATAAAGGATTGTTTTTGGCATCTACCGATTCCAGTAACTTATTTTCCGATACGGTCATTTGATTATAATCTCCGTATTCTAAAATTTCATATCTCAAATTAGAATCCGCATTGGCTAATATCTTATCAAAATCTTTATTTGTGGATGAATGCCAATAACCATCGCCTACATATCCTTTATGGATACCAACATATATACGACCTGTGTCAAGACAGGTAAAACGGTATAAGTATGCTTCGTATACAGATGGAGGGTTTCCAAAATTTATATCTTTAATAGATTCTGGTTTGTTGAAAAATACATTTAATGTACTCATTTTAGTTAAGTTTTAAATTTTAAATTTTAATAAAGTAAATATATGAAAAGTTTTTGACTTTTGAAAGTTTATGAATTGTTGATACAAACAAAATTATATCGTTATAAACCCAATTTCTTCAAATGCTTGATTGTGTTTGATGCGGATGTATGGTGAATGCCTACACCGCCTTTTTCGTTCCAGGTGTCTATTGTAGATTGCTTATCATCAATAAGAATAGCATTCGGTGCTACGAAATGATGTTTGTCTCTTGCCTGTTTGAAATTTATTTTCACAGAACCCAGATTATCGTTGCACCAATCGTTTTTACCTTCCTTAGCTTTTTCACTTGGTGGTGCCGTGAGTATTTCCGGTTTATATCCTTTTATGTAAGACCATAACTCTTTTCCGTCCGGCATCCAAGGTAATCCTGCCCAGTATTCTCTTTCTTTACCTTTAGTTAATCCATAGAACATTGCCCAGAATCGGGGTTTCGGTAATGAGTCGGGCTTAACACCTTTTGAAAGTGTGGTAAAACCTTTGTCAAAGTCTACGAGGACTCCGTCCATGTCGCAGTATACTTTGTATTTACTCTTTACTTCAAATAAACTTTTTAAGAATATCATATCTTATTTAGTTATTTTCCTAATTTCTATTTTTATCTTAGGTTGATATCCTTTGGGTAGCTCAGTTCTTATTCCTTCAAATAATTCTACTTTATCAGGAAAATATTCTATCTGCAATATTCTATCAGTAAGATTCATTATAGTTTGAGAAGATGTAAACATTTCTTTACTCTGTCTCCTCATATTTAATTGAGATTCTTTTGGAAAGAATTCTTTTCTCATAGCCCGTGCTATTTGAGTCCAATCTGTAACCTTTTCAACGGTTTTTTTAGCACTTATTTTTCTCATCTTAGATGAAAGATATTTTTCACCTTCAGTATAACCAGCATCAGTAAATACATGTCCGTGGTTAGTTCTAACTACCGGATGTTCTACATTATGTAATTTAACATCGGGTTTATGTTTGGATGTAGTTTCAATACTAATCATCTTTTTTGGCGAAGATATAAATGTGTGCCCTTTGAGAGCAAGATTTGATTTGCCTTTATATGTAAGTGCTGCTTTTAATGCTTCTTTTAGATTTGGTTGTTTGATAATATTTCTCATCTTATCGCCATCAGGGCCAGGTTTACCACTCTTCTTCACCAACTTTTTTTCAGCTTCATCATGTCCAACAAGAAGTGCTGAGTTTACCACACCAATACCGTTGGCATTCATTCCTTCACTCCAATCAGTAACTATATCATGTAAATATGCAACTTCCATTCCATCTATAATAGTATGAACTACTTCTAATTTTGGTTTATAGGCTCTATCTCGGTTTTTAGCAAGAATGAACTTATCACCAACCTCTTTTGATACAATTATACATTCGGTAATCATACCTATAAATATCAAATATGGTACAATTCTTTCTTAATTGTTCTTGCTATATGCTTTTTTCTGAACTCAATAAGCCTTTGTGCGAATCGCCACATATGATATCTTATACACAAATTCAGTAAAAATGATGTAATTGTCAAAAATCTTGAGTAAATGATTAAAGTCATCTATAAATTTTTTAGAATGGAAAAGATATAAATATGTGGTATTGAAAATTATTGTAATGCCAGTTTCTCTAGCGTTGAAAGAGTTACATCTGCGGTTGGAATATTATCTGATACCTTAACTCCGTTTTTCTTTAAGTAGTTCAAATACCTTTGCTTTGTCTTATCATTTGGTTTGTCAATCTTCATTAGGACATCGGTCCTACCATCACGCTTTATTGCGTCATCAAGTTTGTCAATGTGATTTGTAGTCAGAATGAATATAACATCATCGGGTGTATAAGCACCATCTAATATGTTCAATATACAACTGAGCGTTATCTTTATTTTATTCTCCTTATCTTTGTCATCCGACTTTGAATCATCTCGTTTCAATTCCTCAAAGAGGCAGTCTATATCCTCAAATAGGACTATAGAACCTTCAGGCCGTCCTGCGACTAGCTTTATTAGAGTTGAGTCAGTCATATCTTTTGAAAGATTAACCGATAATATGTTTCGGCGAGTGTGATTTGCTATAGCACTTGCAAGTGAAGATTTACCTGTACCAGCCGGTCCATAAAACAGATAGGTTCGTTTGTATTTGATACCCATCCGTTGATATTTATCCTGTGATTTACAGAACCGGTCTACATCGGTGCGTATCTTATCAACCAGACCATCATTCAAAAAAATGTTCTCAAATCGTTTTCCAATAACCTTACCTAACAATTTGATTTCACCATCGCTGTTGAAATAGTAATTGATTGTATTATTGTAATACTTGTCCTCAATATGTTTTGTTAGTTCCAATATAGCATTCCTATTGAATGAATAGAATGTTATTGATTGCTTTACATTTTTCCACGGGTCAATTGAATTGGTCATCGTTTCATTTGTCTTTGTAAGAAAGATACGATAACCATTAAACCGTATAAAGAAATATCCATAGCTGAAAAATAGATTGTCTGCTTTCTTAGCAGCAGATTGGTCACCATCGGAAGCTAACCAATTATCCCAAAAGTTTCTGTAATAGAAATTCTTCAGTCTATTGCCCTGCTCAACCTTTACATATCTTTGTGCGGCATAGTAAAACGGAGATGAGTCATTTATCTTTATCGAGTGGAATAAGATATTGACAATATGCTCCGATAGGAAACGAAATATGTGCTGAATGTTTAGTGCAATGATGCCAGCTCCGCTGACTAAAAGTGCCGTAAATATAACCGATTTATCCATAAATTAAAAAAACATCGTATCGTTCGGGTCGTAATTTTCTCTTGCTTTCAATTGTTCATCGGAATAAAATCGGTATCCCAATCTGTGCTTTGCACTTTCATAGGATGTTGCTCGTCTTAATCCGATTTGAAATCTTTGGCAGAATCGTTTTACGCCAGACTTCTTCTTCTTTTCTTCGGTTCTCATTTGGTTAGGTTTTTGTATATTTTAGTATTTGGTCCAACCACGATTTATGATTTACATGCTTCTTATGCTTTTCAATTGCCTTTTCCAAATCTTCTAAAGAAAATTCAATTGGTCCGTATTCTTCATCGGAACAATCAAATATAACTTTATCTTCTACAAGACGCATGTAGGCATTTCTACCCCAGTTTGCTTCGGTTTTAATAACTTCTGTAATATGCATAGATAATATCGTTTTGGTTCACTATATAATATAGTGAATATACAAAAACTTTTAGTATTTCGGAAATTTTATTTCTTCTTATCAGTACGCTTGCGGTCAAATGAACGGTCAGCCTCTTCAAACATATTCTCTCTTTTCATTTTTTTGAAAGAGTTCTTTTTTGAAGAACGGCGAAATTCATTTGAATCATCTTCAATGTACTTCTCATAGTCACGGATAATTTTCATAGATTAAGGATTAAAACTACTCGATTATTTGAGCTTCTTCTATTTTACGGCAAAAGTATAACATGCCATCTCTTCTTAGAGTGACATCGCAAGATAGATGTTGCCGAAGGTCATCTGTCTTGTCTGACTTAACTTTTGATTCTGTGTACTTACGGATAACATCATACATATTATCCTGATAACGAATAAATTCCCTTCTATAAGGAAGTGGTTGCATAACAATTTACTTTAATCATAAAATTCAACATCCGAATCATCTGAGTTGTCGGACTCATATATAATATCCTCTACTTCCGTCAATTGTTCATAGACTTTTTCTAATAAAGGATGTTCTACACCCTCATCATCCAAGTCTCTTAGATTGTCTTTTATAGATTCAATTAATGGTAGCAGTTTGCTGTTCATATTGTTTCTTTTCTTTTTCAATAAGTATATAAAGTTCTTGTATTTTACTACATTGTTCGTATTCTTCTATTGAAAGAAAATACTTCATAGCCTTTTCCAAAGTGAATTGGATATCATTTTTATTTATGATGAATACTATATTTTCTGAAAGGTTTGCTATCAACATCACTTGAACCGCTTCAAGCTTTTCCTGCAACATTCTTTCCGCATATCGGACAATTTCGGAATAGATTATGAACTTGTTGTTCTTTAACCAATCCAAAATTGACTCATTGTCCAATTCTATATGCAATGTTACGGGTTGCATTATATTAGTTTATAATAAATATAAGTTAGCGATACTTCAGATAAGTTTCATCGGTAATTTGTTCATAAGGAATATGTGCCCAATCATCTCCGAAGAGACAATACCTCCTACCATCTACATCTTTATGCAGTCCAAAGAAACCGAATCCTTCACATATAATTGCACGGAATGAACTGACGGGCATCTCATCAAATACCTCATCAATATCAAAGTCCCATTCACCCCACGCCGGGTCGTATCTGTCTATGTATTGTTTACTGAAATCTGCCATAACTATTTATTTTTATTTTTATTGTCCATATTCAAAAACCGTATAGGTTATTCTAATGCATCCCTGTGCACCACTACCACCATTGCTTGCGTTATATCCGCCTGCTCCACCACCGCCATATATTACGCCATTACCACCATTTGCTGCTCCACCGCTTCCATTACTAGGGTTATTTGCTCCCGCAGTACCGGCTCCAGTACCGGAGCCTGCATCACCACCTAGAGCAGTATCTCCTGCTGCTCCACCGCCACCTCCACCATTGGCACCAACAGTTCCGACTCCACCACTACCGCCACGAAAGGCATTTCCATTTCCGGTTTGGCCTGTAGTTGTTCCTTGGCCGAAATTTCCACCAGTGTCACCCGGAGCTCCGGCATTAGCTCTACATATAACAGTTGGAGTTGCATTAGAAACGGTGGTATCACTTGCTTTTGTACCTTGTGTAGATACGGAAGTTCCACCAGAAGCCGTACCGCCTATTATAAAATCAAATGCAGCACCGGGTAGTACTGTTGTTCCTACAAAAAGATTGTGAGATTGATAACTACCACCAGCACCACCACCACCATTGTCACCTCCGCTAGCTCCGTAACCACCTCCACCACCCGATCCCCACGCTTCAAATGAAAGCGTTGAAGCGTCATACGCGGTTAATGGTAGTGTAAAACTACTTGCGCCTTGTCTTGTTCTCAATTCAACCTTCGTTATGAGGGCAGGACATGGTATTTTTACATAAGCGTTTGTTGCTGTTATATTACCATCTGTTATTCTAATCATAATTGGCTTTTACAATAAATATATCAACTTTTTAGTTTGAGATAATTGTAAATATGAATCGCAACAATCATACTATTTGTAATAATAACTGGTATACTCATTATTAGTATCCCATATATTATCCACAGAATAGCAGCAGTTCCGTTTACTATACGGAGTCTGACCATATCTTTTTGAGTAAATGATAATAGAGTTCCTATTGTGGCAATATATCCTAATAATTCAATCATTTCGTTTCATCTATATTTACACCATATTCAAACTCAATAAGTAAGTCCAAATAGTGTCTTGCTTTCTTCAAGTCCTCTAATTTGTTTTTGTATTTGTGCCGAAGGACATACTTAATAATGTTTCCCTCAATAAACGGAATGCCATTCTTATGGATAAACTCGGTCGGTTGTATTTTTAGATACCGATAGTGGTCTCCACCTTCTTGTTTTTCACTTGCTTTCATTTCATTTAATTTGGTACCTGAGGCGGGACTCGAACCCGCACGAGCATTACTGCTCAAAAGATTTTAAGTCTTTCTTGTATACCGATTTCAACACTCAGGCATTTCTTCATATCACAATATACAAAATATATTTTGAATTACAATCACTTCGGATAATTCTTATAAACCCATTCCGCAAACTTTCTATGACCACTTGCTTTGAAATGAATACCATCATCAGAGTCCAATCGGGTTATAGTATTGTCTATCGGAATAATCTGACAATCTTTTAATTCAGTAAGAAACAAATTTTGAATCAGTTTATATCGCTCCCTATATTTCCGTTCGTTTTCCTTTACATAGGTATTAACCATAACAATATCGGGTCGGTATCCAACTACAACTATCGGCCGGATTCCTTTTGAATTACATAAGTCAACCATCGCTTGCATATTTCGCAATGCTGTTTCTGGCTTTACTGATGAAAATCCATCATTGATTCCACCGTATATGATGCAAGTTTTGTATTTGCTGTTAACTGATAAATGCGTCTTCATAGTTGAAAGCATCCAATCGGTTCTTTTGCCGGGAACAGATAGATTTTTGTAACTGACATTCAACTGCTTTGACAATTGATGTTGCCATCCACCTTTGTAAGATGTCATACTATCGCCGACAAAAAGAATTGTATCGGATTGTTGTGGTGATAAAACGCACAGAAATAAAAAAATTATAATCGTTTTCATAACTAAAAAATTGTGCCCATAGAGGGACTCGAACCCCCACATCTTACGATATGCGCTCCTAAGGCGCACGCGGCTACCATTACGCCATATGGGCTA